TATTTTTTTAGTTTTACTTTTGTTTTTAGGATCCTCAACAATAGTATAAGCACCCTTATCATTTAAATAATAACCTATCACATTGTAAGTTTTTATTTTATTTTTTTTCTTCTTTTTCTTTTTTTTCTCCATGTTTCTCCCTCAATTTAGATTGAAGATATTTTTTCTGTTTGATTAACATATCAATTTCATCATTTTGTTTTTTAATGACTCCATTGAGTTCCTTAATTAATAAAGACTCTAACACTAATCTTTTAGTTTGATGTTTTAGTGGATGAGAATCTTTTAATTTACTAAGTCTTTCTAAATCTTCTGGGGTCATTGCATCCTCGCAGATTTTACTTCATCGAGTAAAGCATTAATAGATTCTTCAGTGATTTCTATTTCACCTTGATTATTACACTTCTTACAATCCCTGCATTCATGAGGTTGTTTGGCAGTTCCAAGATAACCATTACCATTACAATCAGGACAAATCATTTTACCACTCATTACTTCCTCCCAAATAAAGTTTCTGGAGTTACATCTGGTGGCGGTGTTAGAGATATACCAGTTACCGCTTGGATATAGGTTTTATCTCTTTCCTCTGTAGTTTTTGCATCCATTAATTTTGTAATTAATTCTAATGCATTTACAGCAGTTTGATTATCTTTAGTTAAATAATCTTTAAGCATTTGCTTATGCGTTTTGTTTAGTTTCATTTATATTCCTCACTTTCGTTGATAGATTACTTATAGCAGAAATAAATTTTTCTGCAAATTTTTTTCTAGCTTTACGTTTTATATATCCAGGATCAAATCCTGCATTTTCACATAAAATTTTAAACTCTTCACTATCCGTATTTTTTAAAAAGTCTAAAGCTTCGTGTTTTTCTCTTTTACTCACTTCATATCTATCAGGACCAAATGCATCAAAAAACGCTTGACCTAATACTGCTTGCCACAGTTTAGTTTCTGGGTCTTTTTCTCTAATTGGTTCTAATTGAATAGTATGACTACTATATCTACTCATTGATCTTGGTGATCCTATTGTCATTATTTACTCCTTTTTTTCTTTCGTGTTGATAATTTACCATTTAATGATTTTGCTTTTTCATTAACTAGTAATGTTATAGTTTGAGATCGACTAATTGTCATCTGCGGCACAATAACGCGTCTAATGTCGTCAATCTTATTATAAGTTTCTTTTGGTAAAGAAACGTTTTTGTATTTACTTATATCTGTCATTAGTATAAACCTTTCATTAAGAATAACATTTTATCTGGGATGTTATAGTAATTTATTCAAGGTGTCAACATGAAATTTTTTTTAACTTTATACATTTGTTCTGCAATTACTGGAGATTGTATAATTCCTGCACAAAATCCTTATACATACCCTAAAGAATATAACACGCATTACGAGTGTGTGAGAGCTGGACTTACTGAAGCATATGAGATATTATATGCGGAAAAATTTTTTACAAAAGAAAGTTTTATTGAATACGAATTATATCCAAAATTTGGATGTGATAAAGTTCCTGTAAAAGGTAGCGATACTTAAGCTCTACCTTGACCTACGTAAGGTTTATAATTACGTTTTTCTGACTTATTCATTTTCTTTTTATGTCGACCTAAACTAGGTTTGGTCCTTTTTTCGTAAGTATTTACTCCGAAGCCCTTTGTCTTTTTAACCATTCTTTATCCTTATCATCTAATCTTAGATATCTAATTTTACCATTTATGTGTTGTTTAGTATCTTCACCACAATTAGTACATCTATAATAGTCTGGTACAATTGCAACTAAAATTGATTCTTCACCACAATGTTCACAATGTCCATTTACAGTATCTATATTATTAAATAATCTTACTGATTTAAAACTCATATTATATCCTTAAATTTTCCTGTTACGGGTTTATATTTAACTTTACCCTCAGATCTATAAGCATGTAAACAACTTGCTCTTCTTTGTTCGGGTATATAGCTACAATGTATCCATCCACTGTTCGGCTCACCAGGAGTATAAAACTCCAATATCAATTGATCATATTCTAAATTGTTTTTAATCCAGTCAGCAACTTCTGCATTATCTACACCTGGGCATTCGAAATCAGCGGCTTCTGCTTTGGAATGTTGACTATTAGCTGAGCTGCCTATTGCTATACATAATTCTGCACTACGGAATCCGCTAGTTATGGTTACTCTTCCAAACCTATCTCTTACCGGTTGAAGTATATTTTCACATAATACTTTTAATTTTTCTACTTGGTCCGCCGAAGGATTATTATTGATCCCTTTACGGATAGCTGTATCTGATTTTGTTAGTTCGGATAAACTAAAATTACGAGATAAGTTCATTTTGATTTTAATATTTTTTCAATACTATAACTTCCATCTACATTTTTTGCAAGGTGCGCTTGTACTTCACCACACATTAGTTGTTTATTTTCCATATTCATATTACGTGTTGCTTCTCTTTTCATTTTAAGGCATGTGCTCATAGATTCTTGAAATCTATGTTCTATTAATTCACCATTTATAAATAAACATAATGCAAATACTAATTTTATCATTAATGTCCCCCATTACCATTTGCAAACTTAATATCTCTTGTTGCATCCTTTAATTTTTCAATATCTTTTTTTAATTTTTCAATTTCTTTTTCATGACTAGATAACATTACACCTGTGTGTACATTTGCTTCTAACATTTTCTGCATCTTCTCTATTTGTGTTGCCTGCCATTCGAGAATCATGAACTGCTCCTGGTCAATTGGTTTTTGAACACTAGCCTCTAATAAATCTTTTTCAAAGAGCTGGTTTTTAGTTTCTAGCTTATTGAGCCTCTCAATCACACCAAATGCAAACCATGCACCTACAATTATGGCGCCGATCAGGCCAATTAAGTTCCTTAACGGAAGACCGATGTTCGTGTTCTCACTAATTTTCATAGTGCCTTTGTATTAAAAAATGTTTATAGGATCAACTACCAATTATCGTTGGATTTGGTGATTCTATGAGCTAAAACTTTACCTTTGTTTGGCCCATGTTTTACAACATAACCAGAAGTTCCATTAGCATTAATATCTACTTCACTTCTTGCTTTTAATAAAACTTTTGTTTTAGAAGCTAAGTTTTGTTCTTTGTGTCTATGTTTAAACAAATGTGTAAATCTATCTAACATATGTCCTCCTTAATTAGGTGAACCTAATATTATAACAAAAATTTTATTTTTTAATAGTGTTATTTGGTTCTATCTCATAGAACATTTTGTCAGTATCTTCTGTAATCCAATCCGAGCCTTCGACATCCCAGACTGTATTTTGAACTTTATAGTCAGGCCAATCGTTATCAGTAGTGTAGTTATTAACATGCCACAAAATGCGATTATTAGGCTGAGCTGCAAAATTACCGTTATTAAGAGCCAATATATGTGCACACTTATGTTCTTGAGGTATTTGAGAATGTTCCACATCCAAAATATTAGGTTCAGGATGGGCCCAATCAACAGTGAATAAATAATTTCCTGGATAAAAGTTTTTATCCTTTCCACGATACTTACCATCTACACCAGCAAGAAAATCAAAGACATGAACACTAGGCCAATAACTAAAACAGTTCCACAACTGTAACTGGTCGACCGACATATCCGGCACTTCGGATCTAGAAAAACGTTTTTGGAAAAACGCGCTGATAGGCAACCTATAAAAGACTGCACCGTTGGGAAGCATTGCATGAAATAAGAGAGCACGACCTGAAATAGAGCAAAGACCGAAGACAACACAGTCACGCTCCCCTTTCTTATCCATGTCCATATCATACAAATATTCGGTACGAATTTTGCAGTAAATAGGTGGTATATTCGCGTTAAGGTAGGCCATACTTTTATCCTTATATTATCATCATCCATATATATCTCCCCAGTTTTTACCTGATTCAAAATCAACCTTATTTGGGACTTCTAGTTTAACAGCATTTTCCATAATCTCAATAATTTTATTTGCATGTTCTTGAGATTCTACAGATAAATCTAACTCATCATGAATTTGAATATGAGCAACAATACCTTCTTTATATAAATCTAACATAGCTTTCTTAGTCATATCAGCTGCACTACCTTGAATTAATTTATTAAGAGCTTTGTAAGTATAAGCTCTCTTGATCCCTGGTCCGTGTTCCCTGAGTGCATCTTCATGTGACATGGCTTTATGCATACCAAACATATTCGGTTCCCATAGATGAAACCTACATAATCTTCCAAGTAAAGTTCTTATCTGACCACGTTCTTGTGCTCTATTAGAAGCACTATTCATTAACTGTTTTACAAAAGGTACTTTAGCATGATACTGATCAAATAGTTCAGCAGCTTTTTCTTTTGTTACACCTAGTTCAGCTTGTAATTTTGTTTTTCCCATACCATAAAATAATCCTAAGTTGATTGTTTTAGCCTGACTTCTAGGTATGTCTGCCATATCTGCAACAGTTTGATGGAAGTCTGTGTCTGGATTATCATTATATTCATCCACCACATCATACACTGATGGAAATTTTTCTAATGCTGCATAATGTGCAACCAATCTAGGTTCTTGTTGTGAATAGTCAAAACAACCCCAGGTACAGTTTTCTTCGGGTAAGAATAAAGATCTAATTTGTGGTCCTAGGTCCTTGTTCCGTGCTGGTAGTTGCTGTAAGTTAGGATTGTTATAACTAAATCTTCCTGTCACCGTACCACCAGCATCAGAACGGATCTGATTTATCTCAGCATGAATTCGTCCTTTATGTTCAAATCTTAAAATGGTATCTATAAAAGTTGTATGTGCCTTGTTAATTTCTCTAGCTTGTGCTATTTTCTTTACTAAAGGATGATTATGTTCAGAAAGAAAATTTTTAGTAAATGATGGTGCGTCTGATTTCTCTGTTCTTGAATATTCTAAACCGAGTTTATCAAAAACTTTTGCAATACTTCTTGCCGCCCAAATCTGAGGCTCAATACCTGTCTGATTTTTTACTTCTAACAATAAGCTTTCTTCTTTGCTTTGTAATTCTTGTTTTAATGATAGAGCCCGTTCTGCATCTACTCTCACTCCTTTAAATCTCATATCAACTAGACATGGAAATAAATCTGTTTCCAAATTAAAAATAGATTCTATATCTTGATGAACAATTTCTTTTTTAAAACATTGCCATAACTCTAATGTAAGTTCAGCATCTTTTTCTGCATATGATCCAACATGAAGTGCCGGTAGTTGCCACATATCTGCTTTAGGATCTAATCCTCTTTCTTTAGCAGCTTCATTTAAAGCAGCTTCATTTTTACCGTGACCTAAATAATCCCAAGACAAAGAATTTAATGTAAATGAAAATCTATTCTCATCAATTAAACTTGCTGCAATCATCGTATCTACGATTAAACCATTGATTTTTATACCTAAATTACGTATCCAACATACGTCATACATTGCATTATGAAAGATTTTTATAGCTGAAGATTCACAAATATCTTTAAACCATTCTAAAGTTTTCTTACGATCCATGTTGGGTCCTGATCCGTGAGCAATGGGAAAATAAAATTTTCGTCCTGGTACAGCAACTGCAATACCTACAACTTCACCATTACCAATTACAGAACCTGAACCCAGTTTCTTTAAATCAGGATCTCTGGTTTCTAAGTCGATTGCTATTTCATCATACTGTCTTAAATCAGGATACTCTTCTGGTTCAATCCATTCTGTTTGTGCTACAAATAAAGGTACTTTCATTTTTTTTCCTTAGTTATATTTTTAATATCTTCTTCTATTCTGTCACCAACATCTTTAGGTTCTTTTTTCTTTCCAAAAATTTCTTCCCAACGTTTACGATATGTTTCATCTGATGGTCTTGACTTACCATCCCATTGTCTACCTTTTTCTTTTGTCATCGGTATCTTTCAATTTCTTTTTTTCTAATTCACAATAATGAATTATTTTTTCTAAATCTTCTATGCCATTTTTATTTAAATAACGACACACATATTTGATAACATTTCCTTGAAAGAAACTCAAGTTGTTCTTAGAAATGAATTCATAAGGTTGAATGGTAAAGTCTTTATAGTGACTCCCACCTATCTGCTTATCTTGTGGAAATATATCCTCAAACATTTTTTTATTTGTCATAGTTTTCCTTTATAGTTGTTGTGGCAGTTGTTGATTTAACAGGGATGATAAAAATTTGGGACTTCGAGGCCCCGAACCAACGTCGCTCGTTAGAGCATGAAGCTGCCACTCTCCATTGAGACATTCCCTCTATCCCGACCGGTTTAAAATCACAAAGAATAGCCATAACGCTCCTTCTTTGGTTTTAATAAGTATAAACTGTTTTTAGTTCTTGTGATGCCAACATACCAAACTCTATGTTCTTCATCAGCTTTACTAATATTATTTTCAATTGAATCTCTTATTTTTTTAGCATTATCTAAAACAACAATTACATTTTCACATTCACCACCTTTTGCTGCATGAATAGTTGATACTTCTATTCTAGGTTCCTGTGATAATTTTTCACCATTAGATAACATTGTTCTAATATAAAAACATTCATCCTGGTCTGCTTTAGTAAATACATTGTACCAAATATCATCTTTATGATATCCAAAATCATTTAATTTATATAAAGCTTGTGTGTCTTTAAATTGTGGAGCTCTTATTATATACTCTGCTAATTCTTTTGCATCAGCTGAAGATAATGCTGCACCTTTACATAACGCATTAAAATTTAATATAGATTTATAAAGCCTGGTATTATAACTTTTACCGAATCTATTTTTAAAATATAAATTATTTGTTCTTAATTGTTTTGATATTTCATCAGATCTATAAGTTGTTCTAGTTAAAATTAACCAATCACCTTGAGTCAAATCAATATGATCCATATCAAATATATGTTGAACGGATCCTTCCACATCTTTTTTTGGAAAATAATCTTTTTGTTTTCTATTTGATATTCTTTCTAATATAACATTGGTTAAATCTTGTACTGCTGGTGGTATACGATTTGAATATCTTAACACCTCTTCTTCTGCAGGTTCACTTAAAAATCTTTCTACATCAGCGCCAGCCCAGGCAAAAATAGCCTGGTCATCATCACCTGCTAAATAAATATCTTTTGATTTTTCTTTTAATACATCAAACATCATCCATTGTATTGGAGATAAATCTTGAGCTTCATCTATAAATATAACATCAAACTCTTTACATTTTTCTTTTTCATTTACAAACTTAGTGATCATATCATTAAAATCATATAATGAATCACCTTTGAAATGATTATAGTTTAAATAAATATGACCTAATGTTTCATAATCAACTTCATCACTCCATTCATTAGTATTAAATTCATCTTCAACAGATATACCCTTAACTCTAGCTTTATTAATTAACCTAAAGTATTCACTATTAAAATTTAAATAACCAGATTCATCACCTGAATCCGTGACTCTTAAATTTAATTCTTTACCTATCTGTTCATAATGCACGGGTTGCATTACATTTTCTTCACTCATACCTAAAGTATGAAAAGCAAACGAATGTAAAGTTTGAAAATATCTTAAATCTTTTTTATCTAGTCCAGGATTCTTTTCTAACATTCTATCTCTAGCTTCATTAGCTGCTTTTCTAGTAAATGCAAAATAACCTATCTTATTTAAATCAGTTCCTTTTTTAATATACTCATCAACTTTTTCTAATAGTGTATATGTTTTACCTGTACCTGGAGGACCAAATATCTTTTTAATCATTAGAAATTTTCTCCTCTTACATTATTTTTAATAACCTGTTCAGGTTCTTTTCCATCTTCTAATAACTCAGGAAATTTATCTAAAGATACTTTGGTTACTGCTATTGGATTATGTGACTTATCTTCTCTATCTTTTTTTGGAAATCTTTTATTAACACCGAACTCTGCATTAAATAATCTTTTCATTTCCTCTGCAGTCTTACCTCTATTCTCTTTCCATTCTTTATTTTTTAAAGAATTATAAAAACTTGCAAAAACAAAATATGCATGTTGATCTTCTATTAATACTGCACCGGTTTTAAATGCTGCATAAGTTCCTGCTTTAGGTCCATTCAAATATTTACCTAAATATTCTTCTAATAAGTCATCATCACTTGTACCTTTTGGTGGAGGTGTTGTTAACTTAGGTGGAAATAAATTATCTAATATATCTTGAAATTCATTTTGTTTTATTTTTGGTGGAACCATATCAGCTGCTGCACCAATGATTGCTCTAATATTATCCAGTTCAATAATTTGTTTTATATTCTTTGCTCTAACTTCTTTTGTAGTTTGTCCATCAGGTAATGTAACATTAAATACATATTGTGGTTCTTTATAAGTTATTTTTTGTAATCCAGATAATGCTGGAAAGATTCTTTTCTTATCTGATAAATATCCAAAAGCTCTTCTCCTACATTCTGCTTTCATACATACTGGTTGTATTGGATCTTCATTACAAGTATGTCCTTTAGTTTCTCTAGCCCAAGATTTTAATTTCTTTTTAGTTTTTTCTTCTGTCCAATCGATAACTCCGTTTGTTCCAGGTTCAAAGTATTTACCTGGTGCAGCAATAACCATTTTCTCCCAATCATCTGGATATTTCTTTTTAGCAAAGACCATATAGTTGTATAAGAATCTATCTCTGCCATCTGTTAATTTATCTTTAGTTAATATTGCAAGACATGGTGGTCCATCATGAAATTCTTCTCCACCACCATTTAATATTTTTTTAGTATGATCTAAATTAAATTGTTCTAAATCATCTGCACTATATGTATTTGCTTCTACTACATCTATAAATTGATCAAAAGTAAATCTAGTGCCATCTAAATTAAATCCAACTCTTTCTGTTTTTTTATAATAAGGTAGATTAATATACTGACCCATATTCCAATTACCTTCAGCATCTTTACCTAATTCAGTTTGTTTTGGATATATTTCAATGTTAGTTGGAAGTTTTAATGTAAATAATAATCCTTCTAAAAAATTTCTAATTGCAACTGCTCTAATTGGTTCTTTAACAAATAAATATAAATGCATACCACCACTTTTAGATCTAACTGGAACTAATGGTAAATTATGTTCTGCAATGATGTCTAAATATTTTTTATATGGAAAGTTTGAATAACTATGTTGCTTATCATCTATATCAATAGCACCAAACCTTGCCATTCCTCTATCATCACAAGGTTGAATACCTATAGATTGTTTTCCTAATAAATGATTTAAATAATCTCTATCTGTAATTTCTCTATGAGCCCAACCATAAACTGGTTTTGCTTTACCTGTACTAGGATCAATTGATAACCTTGATAAATCAGCTGTACCAAAGTTTCTTTGTAAACCTGTAAATGCTTCTATAAATTTTCTTTCTTTATTATCCATAAACTGTCTCTAGTTTGATGTGGGCGATTGCTCGCCCACACATTAAATAACTTAGAAGTGTGAAGCTTCACCTTTAGCAGAATCATTTGATTCGCCATGTTTAACTTTCACATCTCCTTTTGATACACTATCAGCAAAAGACTTAGCTTGTTGATATAATACAGCATCCTGCACTGGACCAATTTTGCTAACTTCCCAACCAAACCATGTACCTTTGTCATTTGATTGTTGAGTTGTTCTCAACTTATATGTATGACTAAAGAAAGCTGGAGTAAACATTCCGTTCTTTCCTTTCATCTTTATACTAGCCATCATACTATTCCACTTTCTACTAATCTTTAATTGCGTCGATTTCATGGCAATTAAAGCAGTTGAAGGTGTATTACTATTGACTACTACAAAATGACTTGCAGTCTTTTCAATATAATTACCATTAGGTAATCTATCTTTATAGTCTGCACCTCTCGTAGTCTTAGTCATGATATCACTAGAAGATGAGTGAATAGCAACGGGTGCTCCGGAACCTTCGCCTCTATCTTGCCATTCAATATATTCTAATTTGTAATGACAAGGAATAACTTCGATTCCTTTTTCACCATCAAACAATTCACCAGTTACAGAGTTGTAAATCATTCCGGCTTCAGCGCCTTGAACATATTTACCATCTCTTTTATTAACTTCTGGAGATAATTGTCCGAGTATTTTTAGGAATGGTAATGCTAAATCTTCATGAGTTAGATTTTCCACACCTTGATTTGCATCAGCTTCAAACATGTTGACAGATAATGCACCTGCAGTAACTTTTTCAGTAACTGCAGAATTGGTTTTTGGTTCTTTGTTCTTGATTATTTGTTCTTGCGACATAGTTTTTCCTCCTTTATGCACGCGTTATTTTGGTTCGGTTTCCTGCGAACACATTAAATAGGTCAGAGGGCATATCTTTCCCAGACTCGATACGCTCTCTAACCAAAGCCTTAAGTGTCATAGGTTCAACCTTTAACTTCTGGGTAGGTTGATAGCCTTGACCTTGTGCAAGGACAGCATATTCTGCCGCCTTGTTATCTTCGTTACGACCAAAGGAAACAGTAACCTCATTTTTAATAAGATCACCCAGGCCATTTTCACGAAGCCAGTTAAATGCTTCTTCCTTTTTATCTGCGGAAATTGAAGCACCGTAGACGGGTTTTACTTCTACAGCTGAACCGTCTGCTAATTTTAATGTACTGATATTCATTTCTGTCATCATAGTAGGTATGACATCACCAGAAATCATATCAGCTTGTTGCTTTAATTTTTTTAAATTATCTTCAGCAACTTTTATTTTATCTTCTATGTCTCTTAACTTAACTACTTGATCAGCTAAAGATGCTGCATCATTAGTTTGAGTTATCGACTCAGTTTGATCTGCTTCGAAATTAATATTGCTCATATATTTTTATCTCCTTTGTTAGAGTTATTATTTCTTTCTTAGTTCTTTTAATCATATTAAAAGCTCTGTACTTCATATAATAGAAATCAAAAATTTTGTCAAGGTGTACTATAAACATAAATACAACCATAGGAATAAATTCTAAAAATTTAATATCTTTATCTCTTTCAAATAAATTAAAATTTTTTATAAATTGTATATCTTTCTGAGTTACTTTTAAAAAATTTTCTAATTCTAACTTTCTTGCTTTCATACGATACAGTCTATTCTGTATCTTCCATCGTTCTTTATCCGTCATCTACATTACCTTTCTCAAATAAATTAATTTCAATAGGATAGTATGTATGCTCTTGTCTGTCCCATTTCAAGAGATTATATTTACCACCAGTTATATCTGCGGCAATTGAACACGCTACACCTATAATTGCAGGATCACCTGTTAATAATAAATAATCTTTTTCTGTATAATCTTTTAACAATTTTCTTAATTTAAATATTAATGGACCAGGTGACAAAATAATTTGGCTAAATTCAGGCAACAATGTGATTAGTTTGCCATACTTTTGTGCACCCATAATATTAAATTTAGGTTTACCTGATCTGGTTCCAGGTAATTCTTGTATAATATAAACTTTTGAATCTTCCATAATTATTTTTACTTTCTGGGTTGACAAGTAAATAGCTTTTATTATATAGATTGTCAATAGAAAGACAATAAAAAATATTATTATGAATTATAAATTTAAAACTAAACCATATGCACATCAAATAACTGCATTGGAAAAATCGTGGAGTAAAGAAGTATTTGCATACTTTATGGAAATGGGAACTGGTAAATCAAAAGTTCTTATTGATAATATATCTATGCTATACGACAAAGGTAAAATTAATGGTGCTTTAATTATTGCACCTAAAGGTGTTTATCAAAACTGGTATGATACTGAAATTCCTACTCACATGGCAAACCATATAGAAAAAGATGTTGTGTTATGGAAAGCTATGATTAATCAAAAGCAACAAAATGAATTAAATAAATTATTTGTATCTACAGAAAAACTTCATATTTTATGTATGAATGTTGAAGCATTCTCAACTAAAAAAGGTTTAGAGTTTGCAGCTAAATTTATGAGTTGTCATAATACAATGATGGCTATTGATGAGTCTACTACTATTAAAAATCCTGATGCTAAAAGAACTAAAAATATTGTAGCACTTGGTAAGCATGCTAAATATAGAAGAATTTTAACTGGTTCTCCCGTAACTAAATCACCATTAGATTTATATAAACAATGTGAATTTCTTGATCCTTGGTTATTGGAATATAGTTCTTACTACGCATTTAGAACACGATATGCAATTATGAAGTCTGCAAACTTTGGTGGTCGTTCAGTTCAAATTGTAGTTGGTTATAGAAACTTAGGTGAGTTATCTAAAAAACTAGAACCATTTTCATATCGTTGTTTAAAAGAAGATTGTTTAGATTTACCTGATTACACATATACTAAACGTGTTATTCAATTAACTCCTGAACAGAAAAAAATATATCAACAAATGAAAATATTAGCATTGGCCGAATTGAATGGAAAACAAATGACAACTCAATCTGCTATGGTTCAATTAATGAGACTTCATCAAATTACTTGTGGTCATTTTACTGCTGATGATGGTACGATTAAAACTATTAAAAATGAAAGACTTGATGCATTAGTAGATATATTAGATGAAGTAGAAAACAAAGCGGTTATCTGGGCCCACTATAGACATGATATAGATGCTATTGTTAATGCTGTTGAAACTCATTTTGGTAAAGATTCATATGTGACTTATTATGGTGATACTACAAATGAAGATAGACAAAAAGCTATTAAAGAAATCCAAGATCCAAATAGTAAAGTAAGATTTATTATTGGTACACCACAAACTGGTGGTTATGGTATTACATTAACTGGTGCTAATGTTATGGTTTATTATGCTAATGGTTATGACTATGAAAAAAGAATACAATCAGAAGCTAGAATAAATCGTGCAGGTCAAACTAGAAAAATGACTTACATTGATATCATTGCAGAAGATACAGTTGATGAAAAAATTGTAAAAGCTTTAAGAAGTAAAATGAATATCGCTAGTAAAATAACGGGTGATGATCTTAAATCATGGATTTAATTATTTTTACAGATAATTTATATTATTTAGTTCCTGTAACTAAAGAAATGTTACAAGGCTTGACTATTTCTAAAGGTATAGATTGTATGGATCTTTGTGAAATAATAAGAGAAAATTTTACAACTTATATTAGTTCTAAAAACATTCATGTTCTGAATGGACACAATGCAAATTTTTATGGATGTATATGTGGGGCCGAAGCCCCACAATAATTATTTTATTTTTATTTCTTGAGCTTTAATTTCTTCCGGTTCATTAACTCCTAATTTAACAGTCAATACACCGTCTTCCATTGTAGCATCATCAACAACTACATCATTTCTTAATTGAAATTGTTTGTAGAATTTTCTGAATGCTAAACCTTTTTCAATGTATTCTTTTTCTTTGTCATCTACTTGACCAGAAACAGACAATAAACCATCTTTATATTCAACTTTAACATTCTTTTTGTTGAATCCAGCAAGACCTAGTTCAATTCCATATTGTCCTTTTCCATATTTTACCACATTGTAAAATGGAAATGATTGTACTTTTGATAAACTATCAAAGATAGAATCAAAAGAATCACCAAACATTCTATTAGAATTATCCCAAAGATCTTTTTGGAATTTATTAATTAAATCTAAACCTGTCATATTAACCTCCTTGTTATAAGCAAAGTTTATAGGCCACATTATTGTGCACCTGCGTAATATATAGGGGGTACCTAGGGTCGTGTCAAGGTCGTTTCGTTAAAATACAAGGCTCTCAGGAAGACTTTTTAAAGGTCAACTAGTCCAGTTTCGCGGTTTAAGTACTTATATTCGATTTTAGATGTTTTAAAATCTTCTTTTATTTTATTACATATTTTTTCTAGATCAAACTCACCGCAACTGTATACATCAAATTGCATTAGTGCAGGTTTAACTTCATCCCATATATGCATTGCGATATGTGAAGTTTCAATAATTGCAACAGCGGTAATACCTCTGTTACCAGGCATCGTACAATATTTTACATAAGGACCCATAAATACTTTCATATTTATATCCATGATAAAATTATTTAACCAGCTCTTTAAATAGTTTTCTTCTACTGGTGGATTATTTATTTCTGCTCGGACAATAAGATGCTTATGCACCAATAAACTATTTTCCATATGTGTTCCTTTTTAATAAATACCGAAGTATTTTCCGGCTATAGCACCAAGTGCTGCAACAATCAATCCTAATATATAATCTATTTTTTTAGATGTTTTATCTATGTCTTCATGCATATGTTTTAAGTGATTGTTTTTAATTGCATATATGTCTTTCTTTAAACCCTTAATATGGCCATATAAAGATACTAAATGTTCACCAGTAGTTTTAGGTTCTTTTGCCATTATGCTTGATAACTTCCAGGAGAAGTTATGTTTCCTTGTTTTAATTGTTCAAATTCATATGGAGTTAAAGTACTTCCTGGATTAATCGACATATAAGTATCATAATCCATAGTTTGAGTCATTGGTTGTTTAAATTTTTCTAAATCCATTTTAGTTACTTCAGCCATATACGGTGGAATATAATCAGTGGATCGAACCATTCCATCAAACTCACCTGCATCTATTCTAGCTTGAAGATTTTTAGACTCATCCATATTAATTCTTCTAGCCATTTCTCTTTCATCATATCCACCATATTTTCTCATGTCTAGATAATCCATTAAACTTGTAGATCTTCCAAAATCAGAATTTTGTATTTGGTCATTTAAACTCATTATTCCATCTTTTAATTTACGACCTTGATTTATTAAAAATCCAGCGCCAGGTATTGCCACACCGGCCAGTAGATTTAATATACCTTTAAAGGGGTTTGGATTATAGTAATCCGTTGTCCTTGCTCCACCTTGATAGGGTACAAAAGGAGTGTTAGTTTGTTGTGCTCTTAATAAATTGTTTTGATTTAAATTATTTATAAATTCATTTTCAGATCTTTGAAAGTCAGCACCTGTTATAGGTTTTTGATCTATATTTGTAGAATCATATGTGGGTCTAGTAGGTGCTTCATATCTTCTGTAATCAGAATCTTGTCCGCCTCCACCGCCGCCGAGATTTCCTGGGCTTCCGCCTGTACCTGGACTTGTACTTCTACTTGTAGTATTTCCCATAGAGGCACTTTTGGCTTGACTTCTGGTATTACCCATGTCCATTCCGCCACCTCTATAATTTATTCTCTTTGCAATCATAATTAAAAGTTCATCCCAAATTTTCTAAGTCTATCAATAGTACTCTCCACTGGAGTTAAATTAAATTGTTCTCCTAAAGTTGGTTGTGATACTATACCAGTATTTACTGGTGTTCCAGTTATTTGTGAAGGTAGATTAGGCGCTTGGCCCGGGACTACTGTTTCAGGAGCTCTTAATTCTCTAGCTCTACTGGTTCTAGGTGTTAATATACCTTCTAAATATTCGTCTAATTCATCAATACCTCTTCTTAAATTAAACTGATTTACGGAATCTTTAATGTCATCAAATATATCCATGATAGTATCATTTTCTCTTCTAATTCTACTTGCCGCTATAGGGTCTTCAATCATCAATCTTTCAACTAAAGATTCTAATGCATCTCTACTAAAACTAGGTGCTTTGAAATCTCCATTTACTAGATTTCTAATATCTGATTTAGTTAAACGATCTTCAAATTTTTCTACAATTTTATATTCTGATATACCTAATGCTTTAGCGTCTTGAAGTACATTATATAAATTTTGTTGGTTTCTAAAGTTATCCATAATCGCTTCTTTAAATGCACCAAGTTTTTCTTCTGGAGTTGTTCTTGCGCTATAAACTCTAGAACTAAATTCTCTAGAAATTTCTCTTCTATCTTTATTAAAAGATGTAATAATAAATGGCATACTTGCTAGAGGTTTAGCTTCTTCAATTCTAACCCCTGACATTAATGCAGCGATTTCTGATTTTGTGTCTCTTGCAGTACCATAATCTGTAAATCTTCCAGTAGCACCATCCCAAATTCTTTGAGCTGATGTAAATGCACCAGGAGCTAATCCACCTAAAACGTGGTCTAAACTTTTTGCAAATTTGACACTTGTTGAATCTTGATTGTAATAAATATTTGAACCCGTTCGTGTTTTACCACCTCTACCAATAGGTAAAACATCGGTTAATCTTTCAGTACCAATAGATTCAGTTACGAATGGTGTAATAAATTCTGCAATCGCACCTTTTCTTTTACCATCACCACCAACAATACCACTAAACATTGAATCCATAAATATATTGTAAGCGGATTCTTGATTTAATTTCCCATCTGCGTAGGTACCTAAGATTGCATTGACTGGTGCAACCATTGCATCATATGGATTTGAATAAGAAAAATTATAATATTTAAATTTACCATCTGCATCAGGAGCTGTTAATGGAATTAGTGTAGAGTTCTTTTGGAAACTTGGAGCAAACGATCTTTGAAAAGAATTCATAGTTTCATCATCTACACCAGTTACATATTGTGCAGTTTGTTTTGTAACAGTACCTATACCACCTAACACAGTGGATACACCTACCAATCTTCTTGCTCCCATTTGTCTTATAAATGGATTCGTACTTGTAAGTTCTCTTGAACCTAAAGCTATAATATTAGCTGTTGTTCTTAAAATTTCAGCTGGAAAAGCTATGAAGTTACCTAATGGTAAGTTTCTAATATTCTTAATGATGTTTGGTACTTTACTATAAGTTGGTATTGTATTGGTAGTTAAATAAGCGGATATATCTTTTAATGCTTCTTCAGGAGTTTTCTTTAATCCTGTTAATACATTAGTTTCAATAAACTCTTCTTGGGCTATATTTTTATACCAATCTTTAACATCGTTCATAAACTTTGTTTCAAGCTTAGTTCTTTTAGTTCCTTTAGCCATGTTTCTAAATACAGTAGGATCAATACCAAAAGCAGTTTTTAATGCATCTTGATAAAAGTTATCTGCATATATTTTCCAAATGTTATCTGAACCTTGATAAATATCTGTTAGCTTTCTCATAATTTTAGATTCCATAGCTCTATCAAAACTTAATCGTCCTGTTTGGGCCTTATCTAAAACCTTCTTAATTTCTTGAACTTGAATGTTTTGATCAATTACACCTCTATTAACTAAGTCTTCAATACGAGCTAATTTTTCTGTATTGGTTTTAGCTCCGTTAAAAATATCATCAGCAACAACTTTAAATCCATCTTTAAATCTAACTTTACCTCCAATCAATCCACTTGCTAATGGAAAGAAAGATGCAGTTGTAAAGTTTCTTATTTGAGTCATTGGAGATAAAATAGTTTTAGCAATTTGAGCTCCACCTTTTAATTGCATAATACCTCTGTAAAAAGATAAATTATATAAACTACCAGATGCTTCTTCTGCACCAATAAGAGCATTAGCTATTTCTTTATTTGTTACATAACCTTTATTAAATAATTCACTTGTACTTAATGCATCAGGTATATCACCTTTAGGTGACGCAATTCTACCTAATCTGGATTCATCTATTCCTCTTAATGCAGCACTTCCTTCTTTAAATATCCAACCATTTTTAAGCCCATGATCTAACATAGTATCAAAAACTCTTCTGCCATACATTTGTTCTGCTTGATTAATGACGGTATCTAAAGCCGCACTTTTAAAATCGGATGATACAACTTCAACTTGCTTGCCGCCTACTTTAATATATGCATCTTTTTGTTTTGAAAATAAATCTCTAATTCTATCATCAAAAGTTTCACCTGCTTTTAAATCCACACCTGTTCTATCCGCTACTCTTTTAAATATTGTTTCAGGTCTTGCGTTAGATTTAATAACTAAATTTTTTAAACTCAACATTTGAGATCTAGATGATTTTTCTAATTGATCTTGAAATGCTTTTGATTTTACATTTTTAGTTCCAGCTAATCTTGCAACTTCTTCAAATTGATTTATATCTCTAATAATACCTTTTTTCTTATTACCTATTATTCTATCTTTAAAAAAATCAACCGCTTTAGTTTCTTTTGTTGGATCAAATTTAAATAATCTATTCTTAAACGCAGCTAATCTTTGTTTTGAATATGCACTAAAATCACTAACGGCAGCATTTTTTAAATCTAAATCAGATATAAAATTTTTATATCTTGATGTGCTTCTTTCCAATATATCATGTAATGCTTTTACTTCAGGATGTAATTCTTTACTAATATCTTTTAATATATTTGTATAATCTGAAGATCCTTTTTTAGTTTTTAAAAAATTGGTAATTTTAGTATTTTCATAATCAATTAAAAAATTAGATTCACCTCTATCAAATAATTTAAATTTATAATTTTTAACTAAGTCTTCTTGTTTTTGAAGAATGTTATTTGATAATCTCTCAACTGTTCCTTTTTCTGCAGCAATTTTATTTAATGCAGTCGTTTGAATCTGTTTCATTTCTTTAGGTAATGCACCTGCAGTTGTAAACTGATCTTGTATTAATCTTATTTTATTTAATATGGTATTTACAAAACCACCTTCGGATGGAACAAATCTCCATTCTTTATTATTAGGTAATCCTGTTTTTGCTATACCTTTATCAACTAAAGCTCCTGTTTTAATAACAGCTTGTTGTAATGCACTCTTTTCACCTTTACCTACAATTGCATTTAAGGCTGCACCTAAAGGTTTATCAATAACTTGTAATGCTTTACCACCTACATAACCTACAACTTTTGATGCAGGCATTAATCCATATTTAACACCTAATGACCCAGCGACAGGAAGTAATGGTATACCACCTCCAATAATAGTTCCTTCAGCCCCAAACTTTAATTTAGATTTAAAAGTTTCAGAAGCTCTTTCTCTTCCACTTAAACCTTCCAAAGAAGTTTGTGGTAGTAAACCTAAATCTTCTGATATTGTTGAAATTGATCCAGGGGTAGATACAGCTAAATCAGTAATACCACCAATACCACCAAAATATCCAGCTCGTTTTGCAAGTTCAGTGCTTTTACCTGCAATGGTAGGAATAGAACCTAATTTAGTCATTTGACTAATACCTTTAAGCTTAGTCATTCCACTAGCAAACTTTAATGCAAGTCCTCCTGGTAAACCAAACTGAACTAAAGTAGATGTGATATCTCCAACAGATGTAGTTGTTTCAGGTGTAATTTTATCAAATACTTTTTCTATAAAATCTAAACCATTAGTATCAAATAAAAAATCGATTGGCATTACACCAAGCTGTATTAAACCTTCTGCAGCTTGACCTAAACCTTTACCGGTTCCTCTTACAACATCAATGAAATATTCTCCTAAAGGTACGTCACCACCTCTAGGTTCCATTACGCCTTCATCTTGCAAGAATTCGTTAAAACCTTTAAAGCCTTCTAAAGCCACTAGACCTCCTATCCTCTAGTTGGAGGTATTACTAAATTAACTCCATATTTGGTATTGAAGCTATTTACATCATCTTGAGTTCTAATGTATGCAAATTCTTGTAGAGCTTCTTCACTATTTGATAATAAACTAACAACATCGTCAGTAATCTCTTGAGGTAATCTATCTCTTAATTCTTGATAACTTAATCTTTGTACTGGTTCACTGACTGTTTGAGAGCCACTACCTTCACCAATTTTTTCTACTGCCATTCCAACAGTATTGTCGCTTGCTTGCATATCAGTGTCTTCTTCTTCTGAAACATCTCCACCGATTGCTTTCATAACTCTACCACCATATTTATAACCTAAAGATTCCTTAACACCCGGATAAATACTTTCAAATTCAGGCATTTTTATTAAAAACTCTAATTGAGTTTTTTGTTGTAATATTTCATCTACAATTTGTTCTTTTCTTTTTGGTTTTGCAGTTTTTGATTCAATATTTAATCTAGCTATTCTATCTGCTACATTTTTTATTTCTCCTGCTGTCTGTGGAGATTTTAATATATTAACTCTAGCTTCAGCTGAACCAGACATTAATTCTCTATATATTTGATCTGCTGTTTTATCTTTATATCCTGGTGTACCTACTAAACTATTTGCTCTCTCTTTGTAAAATCTAATAGTATCAGAATCTTGACCATATCTTGTCTCATACTTTTCTTTTTCTTTAGCAGCTTTGTATGCAGCAAGAGTAATTGCTTTATCTTCTTCTCTACGTTTTCTAGCTATCGGTAATGAAAGTTCTCTAGCTTTATCTAATTTTGCAGCAATACCACCTGGTTCTTTTAATGCACCAGCTATAACTAAAGCTAATTCACCTTTTGAATAATCTTCATCTTTTAATAATTTTCTTAACAATTCTGATTCTTTTACTACTTCGTCTTCAATATTAGAAGCTTTATAAGTTGGTTTATCTTTTTCACCTGTATCTTTGTTTTCATTATCGTTAGCAGCTTTATTTATCGCATCTATCGCAGCCTGATTTGCTTTTATATTTGCATCTTCAGTATCAAAACTACCTGTATCTACAGCCATTCCAGTATCACCTGAACCTGTACCTGTACCAGTTATATTAGCCGTGATTCCTGTTCCATAAGTCTTAGGACCAAAATTCATAAAACCAAAACCAGTATTTGTTGAAAAGAAATTTTTAAATGGTGATTGATAATTAGGATCCGTGAACCTTGGTCCTAAAAAGAAACTAGGTTGATTTCTTATATTTTCAATTCTTTGTTGATTTGCTAATTTAAAAGCTTCTATTTCTGATTGATCAGGTTGTCTAGGTAAACCAAAATTTGGAAAACCTGTTGCAGCTTTTACTCTAGGTTCAACATGTGACATGATTCCTGTACCAGTGGTAGAACCACCCCTTTTAAACATAGGTCTTTTAAAAACGTTATATGCCATTATCTGCCTCCAAATAAACTACCTAAACCATAGACAGTTGCTGCTCCTGATAAAGCTTGACTCAATGGTCCAACAGTTGCTGCTGCAGGTTGTTGTTGAGTTGTCATATATGGTTGAGGGTATCCTGACATTAATCCACCAATTGTAGAACCTAAGAATTGCATTCTTTGATAAGGTTCATAAGCTGATTCTCTTCCTCCAGCTGCTGCTGCATCTAGAACTGCTTGTTGATAAGCTAAATCTGAAGTTCCTGCTGCACCTAACTGTTGAATATTAGATTGTACTAAACTCGGCTGTAATGAAGCAAGACCTGCTTGTTGAGCTTGAGCTTGAGCTGCCGCTTGTTGAGCTTGTGCAAATCCTTGTGATCTTAACTGTGCTTCTAATAAAGCTCTATCTTGTAAACTTTGTGCTGCAAATTCTCCTTCTGCAATTTGTCCTCTACCTTGACCAAATGCTCCTTGAGCAACTTGAGTTCCCATTAATTGTTGTCTTGCAATTTGTCTCTGTTTGTCAAATTCACCTAAAGAAGTATCAATCACTTCTTGTTGATAAGGTGACATAAATTGTTGATAAGCTTGTGGTCCAGAATATGCAGCTGCTTGTTGTAAGAATGGTTGATAACCTGCAACACCAGTTCCTGCGCCAACTCCAGTCACCGCTCCTGTTGTTGGATCAAAAGTTAATGCTCCAAGTCCAGCTTGAGTTGCTGCCTGTTGTTGAGCCTGTTGTGTTAAAACATTTTGTCCTGCAACACTTGGAGCAAATGCACCGACATCAACTGGCTTTGCAGCAAGTTGTGATGCTAAATCTAAATACTTTTCACCAGCTGCTTCTAAATAGGGAGCCGGTCTTGATATTTGAGTTGTTGTTGATTCTGCCATTATACTACCTTATTTTCTAATTGTTTCATTAATGCATACATTTTTTGTGCACCTTTATTTACACTTCCTCCACCTGCAGCTCTTACTGCATCAGCGGTAAATACAAATTCATTATTAGATAACATTGCAGGAATGTCATCTGCCTTTTCTTTTATACCAATTGGCGGCACAAATCCACCACTTTGTCTAAAATCCATCTCCTTGGTCCCTGCTTCATTCTGCCTGATTGGCACTTCAGAACCCATTGCATATTGAATTCTACCACCTTTTTTAAACCCAAAATCTCTTGAATCAATATCAGCTTGAATCTGTTTAGATACTTTTTTATCTTCTTCACTTTGATTGATTCCAGCGTCATCATAACCAAATATCCTATTTTCAATAGTTTTAATAAGATCTCTATCATCTCTACCAATAGATCTCTTTAATCTTCTAAGTCTAGTCTCATCATCAGTTAAATTTTTTTCAGGTGCAAATCTTTCTAAGTAATATAACGGTTGAATAAATCTTGAAGCATCACCGCTTTCTTGAACAGTTTTTTTAGCAACATCATAAATACCACCAGCTACATCACCTATTGTTTCTCTAACAGGTTTAGTTAAATCGTATCCTGCTTTTGTTGCAGCAGCTATTAAACTTGCAGCTTCTTTTCCTGTTTTAGCTACTCCTCTAATAATATCAATTAATGGAGCTCTAACTGTATAACCTATTTTTACAATATCTCCTAAAGGATCACCCCCTAAATCTGCTTCCCATACATCATCAATAGATCCAGTGTATTTAAATGGTTTATATTCTCCAACTTTAAAATTTTGTAAACCATCTTTACCAGGTCCATCTTTTAAACCAACTCTACCACCAGTAGCTTTCTTCTCTAATTTAATACTAGGAATACCAGACTCAGTCATTTCGTCTTTTAATTCTTGTAATAAATATTCAAATGATTCAGGTTCTAACATACCTTTTGCTTCCATTAATCTTTTCATTCTACCTTCAAAAACCATTTCTTTTGGTTTAGGCATAGGTAATATTCTTTTTCTAGTTTTAGGTTCACCTAAAGGTTTACCTTCCATATCAGTTAACACTTGATCTTCTAATGGCATTTCATCAAAAGCTTTCATAGCTTCTGCTTTAGTAATTGGATTACCTTCTGGATCTCTGTAAATAACACCTGATTCATCATCTGTGTAAGAAATAAATTCTTCTGGAATATCTCCATTTGCTTTCATTTTTCTTAATGAAATAATACCACCATCTTTTAATCCAAAAGATTCTGGAGTTAATATTTTTGAATAGTAATCTTTATATCTAGCTTTATCTGCTTCATACATTTCTTCAGTGTATTGATCTTCATCATCAACAAGTTCTGCTTCTTTAGCTAGTTTTCTAGCTTCTATATAAGTAGTAGCACCTGCAATCGTTGCACCTACAGCTAGTTTATCAATTTGGTATTCGGTCTTACCATCTATAGTTACTGGTTTTGTGTAAATATCTTTTAATGCTTTACCACCAAGATCTGTAATCGCTTGAGTTCTTTCACCTAATGTTGCGTCAGGGCTAATAACTTTACTAAATAAATCTTTATAACCACCTACTACATTTCCCGATGATCTTTCTGCAAAAGTTTTACCTGCCTCTAGAGACATCTGTTTACTTAACTGTGAGCTTGTTAATTTACTTGGATCTGTTTTATATAAGAAAGATTCAATGTCTCCACCTGGACCAACTATTTCATCTAAACTTGCACCAACATTTGCTTGACCAACATTTGCTATATCTTGACCAGCTTTAAATGCTTCTGATCCAGGACCACCAAATAATTTATATTGACCTAATTGTAATCCAGTTTGTGTTCCAATTGGTGAAGTAAATAAACTTCCAAGTCCTGACATAATACCACCAGAAAAATTAGCTCCCGCAAATGGATTAATACCTTGTTGGAATCCTGCACCACCAATATATCTTCCAGCTTGACCTAATCCGTAATTAATTAATCCGGATTTAACTCCTGCACTAATACTTCCTGTTTGATCAAAAGTACCAATACCAGACATTGCTCCTGCAAGAAGAGGATTAAATGGAGCAACAAAAGGTGCTGCTTTAACTGCTATATCAGCAACTTCGTTAGGTATGATATTTCTAACAAATTTTTTAAGTTTACTTCCTAAACCAAATTTTTCTCTTGGGGCTAGGTTCATGATGCCTCCCCCTGCTCTTAATTGTCTATACATTTGCATTCTAGATATCGCCATAGTTTAATAGTTTATATTATAATTTAGCAGGGAATGATACCTGGAATGTGTTAATTTACTAGCTTTTATTGAACTAGTCAATCTTTTTAGTAAAGCTTAAATCATCCATCAAACGACCTGTAAACTTATATTCACCTACATGGGTAATATAATCATCAACTAAAATATGGCATTTACCATCTATTTCGGCCCATCTTTTACAGAAACCAAAATCCTCTCCATAATACCTTTTAGTCTCAGGTTCATGATAAGTATCAAAGAAATTATAGAAGTATTTTTTCTCTACCTGTTTACCATTGATAATGGTAGGTTGACTTATTTTTTTATCTGGAAAAGCTTTAATCATCTTTTCAAACACTTGTTTTTTAATCAGCATACAGCCTGTTGGTGCATGAGATACTTCAGCTACACCATTTATAACTTGTATCTCACTTCTATCTTCTATTTTAACTGGCCAAGTAAAACCGTGATGAGACATAGTTTTACCATCTTCAATATTTCTAGTTTTGGTTCTATGGGCTACTTTGTCCCAATCAATGTGCTTTAAAGGATAAGGAGCAGCTATTAATTCTTTATCAGCAACTACCATTTTCATTATAGTTTTGAATGAAAATTCAATATCCGAATCTATAAATAAAAAATGTGTATATGGTACTTTTTCACATTCTTCTAAAAAATTAGATACTGATAGGTTTCGTCCTTGAGTAACTAATGAAGATTTCAATAATGAAAAAGAAACTAATATTCCTGACTGCATACACTCTTGTTGAAATTTTAATAGTGATTGAGTGTAATGAATAGAACATTGATCATGTACTGGTGTGGCTACAAATATAACAGGTTTTTTATTAACTGCGTTATTTATAACTGGTTTATTTATCCAGATAGGTTTAGTTGGATCTTGCACGTTTGTATTTAACTCCTTTATAGTTTGATAAGTATCTTCATTTCCCCATACTTTGTCTTGCATCTAAAGCTCCTTGTAAAAATCTAGTCCAAGCATTACCTTGCTTATTCCAATTATAATATTGATTCACATAATCTATTTGAAATTGTAAATGTTTCTTAACACCTTCTGAATTTAATCTAGAAGCTGCTGCTTCAATAGCATATGCAAAATTATTTGCTAAATTTAAATAATTTTTTTGATACGGAATATAAGAACTAAATTCAGCACAAGTTTCATATAAAGCTCCAAAGTTTGTGGTAATTATATAACAGCCTGCAGCCATTGCTTCTAATGCTGATATACAAAATGTTTCTTCCCATATATTTGGGTAAGCGAATATATGATATTTATGTAGATTTTCTTTTATATATTCATTAGGTTTATATCCTATGTAATTTACATTAGGTAATTGTTTTGCCTGTTCATATAACTCTTGATAATGTTTATCATTAGCATCTTTAAAAGATTGACCATATACTTCAGTAGAAGAATAAACATCTAATTCGATATTAGGATTTTTAATATATTGCATAGTAGCTAACATAACATTTAATCCTCTCCATGGTGTTGGATGGAATATAAGTTTTATTTTATCTACTGGTTTATTTAAATCTCTAGAAGGTATATTATCTACACCATTTTTTATAACTAAACATTTTTCAGTTGGTATATCAAATACCATTCTAAATTTTTCAAAATTCCAATGGCTATTAAATATATACCAATCATATTTATGATGATTAGATTTATCTTTAAACCATGGTGCTAAATTACCTTGATCGTAAGAATTCTTTTGCCATAGAATATTCATTTTTGTTGGATGTAGTGGAATCTTTTCAGGTACGGATGTACATATTTGTACTTGATCCAATAACTTTGAATCAACATATTTTCTTAAATATTCAAACTGTAACTCGGTACCACCTCGTGGTGCTTGCATAATTACTTTCTTCCCATTACTTTCTGTAATAAGTCTAATCCTTTATTTGTTACTGTTACTATTGTATCAACAGCTAAATCATTTTCTTGATGAAACTTTAAAAATTCTTCTTTAGATTCATAAGTTTTATTTGTGGACTTACTTCTAAATGTGTGTGTTGTTTTAGTTTCTATTTTTACTGGTTCTTTATCCATTCTCTTGCGATCTATCTATCATAAGATAGCTAACTTGTCCAGAGGCTTTGCCAGCAACACTTGCTTTTACTTTTAAAACATCTCCTGCTTCCATATTAATAACATCTATTGCAAAATTTTCTGTAGTTTTATTTAAAAGTTTATGGGCTATCTCTACATCAGAACCTCCTGATTTTTTTAGAATTACATCTATATCAACATTGGTATTATCTATCACTGCAGTTTGCACTGCTTTTACAATAGCAATTGAGCTCGTGTTAATTGTTAACACCGTTGTTAAATTAGTTGTTGTTAAACTGAATGTTTCACTTTTATAAAAATTTGCCATTAGCTAAAAAACCAGTTTTTACGATCTTCTTCATTTCGAAGATCTTGTTGATATCCAAAGTTAAGTTCATTTTTTAAAGTATCTAAACCATCTCGTAATTGCCTTTGGTTGGTTTCTTGATATTCAGGAGTTGGTTCAGGAATAATTGCAGTAATCTTTGCCATTATCTTCTACCTCCAGCTTGAATATCTAATCTCAAAGTTCCATATCTCCAAGATTGATTAACTGCATCATTTTCTATTTTTAAACTTACTTGTCTTCCTCTAACTCTTGTACTATGAAAAGTTGTAGTAGTATTACATGTAAATGGACCAGTAATCAAGGGACCATTAGAATCTGATTGTTCTGTTTGACCTGGATAGTTTCTAAAAAACATAGTAACTTTTGCATTGCCAGATAAATTTTTAAAGTCGGGTATAAATCTAGATACTCTCATAATGTTTTCTCCATCTCCTGCAATCCCTTGTTGTGCAGATATATCATAATCACCTGATTGGATATAAGATGTAATAGCTGTTGATACTCCATTTGCATCTACTTCATTCACTCCAGTTTCATGAGCCCAAAATTTAGATGAGCCATAAGTATTTGTCACACCATTAATAGTTGGGAAACTTGGTGTGCCATTAGTTGTAAACTGTGAAGCATAAGGTAATGCGTAAGTATGGTTATCTGAATATGCAGTTCTAGATAAAGAACCTGTTGTCCAGGTATTTTCTAAAAAATTAAATACAACATTTCTATTTATTTGTTGAGAACCCGATGCTGCATAGAACCAACCCACTTCATTATATAAAGAGTTGTGATACCCATATGCAATTTGATTTGCATCTGCATTATATCCTAAATTATCTCCTTGTGTTGTAAATACAAAATCTTCAACTAATGATGGGAGTTGTTTAACCGTACCATCAAACATAAAAAAGCCTCCACCAAATCCCATCCAGAAAACCGCTCCTTGTGCATACACTGCTGCATGTTGACCTAAACATCCACAGTTAGAACCTACTTGTCTAATACTAAATGTAAAAGGTGAACCCACAAACTGTATTTGATAAGCTGCTTGATCCGTGAGTACTAATATATAATCCTTACCTTGAACTGCAGTTATAATTTCATTACCTTGGTCAATTAAAAATGTACCTGCAGTATTAGTTGCTGTAGGTTGCCATGTATTAATATCTTCTTGATTAGAGAATCTTATAAACATTTTGTTTTGAGAAGTTGAATCTGATAAGTTATCTAAAGTTCCCATTAAAAATAAATGTCTATCTCTATCAGAAACTAAACTCATTAAAGATGTTGTGGGAGCTCCTGATACAATTGATGCTCTAGTTTCCAATGCTCCAGAACCTGAAGGACTCCAGGTATAAGTTGCACCATTTCTAACAGTTGCAACTAGCAACTGGCCGTAATTATCGAGTGACCAGGAGCCAGGATCTAATTGAACGTTAGTTGTTGAAGCAGCATCGCCCCAACCCTGACCTGCTGCAGCCCAAACATCCACACCCCAACCATATGCTGGTGTTTGAAACACTGGGCCAATTGTAATATATGAATTTAAAGTTGCTGAACCTTGAGTTGACATACCTGTGCCGGTTTCATTTGATGGCATGGTAATTGTAAAAGTATTTCCTGTAGGTACTGAAATAATTTCAAATACATTCGTTGTAAAATCTGCTGTGGTATATCCAGTTACTCCACCGCCAGGTAAAGTAACGGATTTAAATTTAAAATAATCACCAACAGATAAACCATGTGAAGTTAAATTAACTGTTACTGTCGCTGAACCTGTTGTTGAATCAAAAGTACATCCTGTTTGATCTGCATTAATAGGTGTAATATCATAAAAACCACCTTCATAATAAATAACTAAAATTTTAGCAGTACCTAAAGCTGCATATTTTCTTCCCTGTAAATCTGTCCAAGTATGTTGATTTCTGACAGGTCCTGATAATGTATTATTAACTAGTTCTTGCCAACCACCTATTTTTTCGGGTTGGCCATATCTAAAACGTACATTATCTCCATCTACCCATTGCCCTTCGGCACCGGTTTCTGTAGCTTGTTTATTAAAACCTGGCTTAAATTGTATTTTTTGCAGCATTCAACTTCCTTATTTTTGTAGCAGAAATAGCCTGTATTTTATCAGGTAATACTATTTCTTCAACCTTATATCCTACGTCTCTACCATAGCATATATTGGTTATATTTGGAACTTGAATTATTTCAAATTTTCCTTTGTATTCTCGTAAGGCATACTTAATTTTTTCTTTAACTTGCTCAAAATCATAAGGATTGTTTTCAGATATAGGCATTGATCTAACCATAATAATTACTTGCCCTGTCTTTTCTAAAGATTTTTTAAACAATTCTTGATGTCCTTGATGCCAAGGTTGCCATCTTCCTAACATCAATGCTGTCGGTTTATCCCAATCTATCACGAAGTTCCTTTATAATTTTATCATAATCATAGTCATCTATAATGTAATTTGGGTTTAAAGGTCTTTCAAATATTTGATTGGTGTCTTCATATCTTCCAGATTCAATAGTATTCATCCAAATTGTAATATCATAATATTTTCTATAGTCATCAAAAGGACATATAAAATCTACTACACAATTTTTAGTTGTTAGTTTAGTTAACCTTTCCATTCGAATTGCTTGTCTAGTTCTAGCAGCTGGAGCAAAATCCCAATCACTAAATATAGTTCTTATTTCATCAGCATTAAAATAAGCAACATTTAAATCTTTACATAATTTTTTAGCAAAGGTTGTTTTTCCAGATCCAGGTAATCCATATATTAATATATTCATTATGGATAAAAATTAAAATTAATAACTATTCTACAGTTTTTATCAGTGCAGCTTGTTCCTGAATGAGGAGTATTTGCATCAAAAAAAACTATTTTATTTTCTTCACTGTTTACTTTTGTCTTACCTATTTTAGTGTAACCATTACAAGTATTTATATAATATACAGCAGTGACCATGCCTTTTAAACTTGTTTGAGATCTATGAATTTTATCTATTGTCCCTATTTCAATATTATCAGCTATATTAAAATCTGTATGTTCTCCATGTACACAAATTTTATTTGTTTTTGTCAATAAGTTAGCTTTAATTCTAACAATTGAAGTAGGTTTTATTTTATCTATAATAGGGACTAAATCATCAACGTGTTCTGATTTAGGAGAATATTCATCATAAAAAGTATGAACAAGTTGAAAATGACCGTCATCATATCTTGTAACTCCTTCAACAAAAGTCCAGTTAAATAAGTGACTAGTCATTTTATTTTTAAGTGCACTAAATTGTTCGTAAGGTAAAAAATTTTTTATAATCTTCATATTTTTATATTGTCACTTTTTACAAAATTTAAATTTAAAGAGAAAATAGATTTTCTATTATTACTTTTATTAATAGGTGATCTATGTAAAAGATAAGATGGAAATATTATAAAATCACCTTCTTTTAATTTTGTTGTTTTTAAAATAGATTTTGTTTTATAATCTAGTATCTCTGTTTTCATATTAGAATCTTTTAACTCTAGGTAATATACACTACTGTAATTACAGTCTGGATGCGTGTGCCAATCATGAAAATTATTTTTTGTGTATTGTTGAAACCAAGATTTTATAATTCTTACATGCTCACAATAAAAAAACTTAGCTGTTTCTAATAAATAAGGTGTTAACATTTTATATAAAGTATCTACATATTCTCTTTTAGTATTACTATCTATATTCCAATCAGTCTTATAAATATTTTGATGTTGTTGATCTATTTTTGATTTAGGTGTTTGTTCAATTAAAGATAATAATTTTTCTTTATATTGATTGTGCTCTTTAACATGATGCACAAAATAGTAACTATTTATATCTTTTATAATCATTTATCATTCACATAGGATAGCGCTGACATATCTCCAAAACTTTCAAAAATAAAAGTATTAAAAGATAAACTAAACCTTACTAATTCCGTATGGTTTACAGGAACCTGATGTTGTATATTTGATGGAAACAATATTAACTCTCCATCTTTAATTTCAAATAACATATTAGAGTAATTATAAGGAGTATTTTTTCCAGAAAATATAATCTGTTTTTTATCACTAGTAGAAAAAACAATAGGACATCCAGTTCCCTCTACTTTAAAATAGAATACGCCGCTAAGAATACTATTTGGGTGATAGTGAGGATGATGCTCAGAACCTTTATTATTTTGATTACACCAAGACTGCGTAATTTTTAAATTATGAGACACACCTAAAACTTCTTTAGAATAATTTTTAATTGATTCATCAAAAAAAGTTTTTAGTTTTTTTAATTTTTTATTACTTAAAATAAAAGAATCTTGACTTTTATAATTGGAAACATTTTTAATGTATTCAACTGATTGAATATATTTAAATTCTTTATCAAAATTATCTTGATATCTAAAGACTCCAACCGTAGTTGGAAACATATTTATAAGTTCCATACTTTCTTAGTAGGTACAAATATTATCTGTGTTTTCCTCCGGATGTATTGTGTACCAAATTTTTTTAGCAGCTTGATTCCAGTTAAAAGGAACTGGAGTATCAGGAGCATCCCCTAGTGGATTTCCTGGTTGTGTTTCATCAGCTGGCATTAAAGTTTGTAAATGAGTTTCTATATCTGCAATAGAAGTTAATTCACCATCTCCATTATTTGATGGATTGTCTACCGATAAACCTATCGCAGGTCTAGTATTTTGATCTAATAATCTAACGTCTTGAAAAAAAGTTTTTTCTATATAATCAGGCGCTTCATTACCTGTCATAGTGAATTTAAGTATTTTCTTTGCCATTTTTTTTACCTGTGTTTTTAGTAGCTAAAGAAGACTTATCCATTATATTAAAGTTTTTATTTTTAACATTTAAAATAACGTCATCTTTAAAAATGTTATAACATTTCTCTAAAAATTGTAAAGTCATCTTTTGAGTAGGATATTTGCCTTCTTTTAATAATTCTTCCTCTTGTATTAAATAGTCTGTCAAAAGGGTTTGAGCAGTAGCTCCATTTACACCAATATCAAAAAGGTATATATAATTACCTTCATCTATTCTACCTCCACTTGCTCTGGCTGCATGTAAGGCTTGTTTCATAGCAGTATATATATGATGTTTTATTTCTCCTTTTTCATACTCTTCTTCAGTAATATCTTTTTTACCTAAATTTTTTAATAAAGTTTCATATTGATTAGTAAAAAAATTTAACTTTCTAATCCCACCTCTAATGTATTTCATAGCATTTTTATTACCTACTTCCATATGAAGTATCCTTGCTTCTAACATTTCTTTTTCTAAATCATCTTTAGTTTCAAGTAATTTTCTTCTTCTTTGATTAATCATAATCTCAGTCTTTTTTATATTTAACATACCTTCTTCAATACCGTTTTTAGTTTGTTCTATTTCTGCAAGAAGACCATACATTTGTCTCTCAGGGGTAAGGTAAGTTACATCAACACTAACTTCCATAAACTGAGATTTAGCCTTATAAAAATTTTCTAAAGTTTTTGAAATAGCAGGCATTTTTTTATTGATATTTTTTATCATGCCTTTGTACTGTTTACTAACTTGAGGAAGATGTGTTTGAATATCTTTAATAACTAAATCAGAAGAATGTTCTTGATTAGATAGTAAATTACTTACTGATTTATTTTTCTTTTTACTCATCGGTTATAACCTTTCCTAATTGCCAATACCAAAACTTATTACTTTTTAAAATTTGTTGATATATAAAATAATCTATTTCAAGGTATTTTTCAAGAGATGTTTTAAAATTAATATTGTTATTAATAAATTTATTTATTTTATTTTTAATAGTTGAAGATCCTTTATTTTCGTGAAACACGGTATTAAAATTAATTTTTAAAAAATCATTTAAATCTTCATGTTTCACAAACATATTAACCTTACTACCTATTAAATAAGTAGATTGTAATATAGTTAAAGGAATTAAAGATATAGATCTTAATTCAGGATCAATGGTATTAAACAATAATTGTTTTAAATTTAATTTATTCAAATCTATATTTGAAATAGATAGATTATGAGCAAGTCCAGATACAAATCTTTCTTTAGGATCTCTAAAAATGGTCCAACAAAACTTACCACTTTGTAAATTTTGATTCATGGTCCAATTAATTTTTTTATTTTCTAAAGTCTTAAATACAGACTGACAACCTGTTTTATGTATTAATAAATATTCAAAATTTTTAGTTTCTATAAATTCTAAATTTTGAACAAACATATTATTTTTCAAAACTTTTAAAAGCTAAAGTCACTCTTGGAGTATTTATTTCTTTAGGTGCTCTACCTCTATGTTTCTTTTTAGCATCAAAAATAACTAGTCTATTAGCAACAAAATCTATTTTATTTATTTTATCTGTCTTAATCTCAAACTGCCCAGAACCTTTAGACAAGGTAGGAGAAATCATAACTAACGCTGTTTTAGTTCCAGGATCCACATGCCAATCTCCATCCATACCATTAAACTGCATATTTGTATAACAACCTTCAAATTCTTTAAAATCTGTATGAGGTAAAATTTTTTTAGCTATAAAATTTAAAGTGGGATCTTTAACATTTAAAGAAGCAATAAAAAATGTATTACCATTTTCGTCAACAGAAGTTTGAGAATATTTGTAATTAGCTTCATAAATCAATAAATCTTGAATATGATTAAAAAAATCTAATTCTAAAAAATTATCTATAATCTTCATACAATTCTATGACATGTTCCAATAGGAAAATAAGGAGCGACAATTTCTTGAAAAAATATAACCATCGTTAATCTTTCTTCTTCATCAGTACCGTAACCATCTGCAGCGTGCCATTGAGCGGCATCAAAAGAAATAGCTCTGTTATAAATTCCTTTAAAAGTTGTAGTTTTTTCAAATTGATCATTACTCTCTTTTAAAGCATTAACATGTTCTTTAGACACGTTTTTATTTCCATAAAGTAAAGAGGAGTTCCATTCGCCATGTAATTCTTCTGCAAATAATTTTTTAGGTCTATATATAGAAGTTCCTTTTGTACAATTTTTCGATAAATAAATTATTGATGAAAGCATGTTTGGTATATCTCTATGTACCCATCCAGTATTTATTTCTTCATTAAATTTTTCTATTTTTTGAAAATAACTTGCCGCTTGAAAATGTATAATTTGATTAGAGAAAGCGGTGGTTCTAAAAGGATAATACATACTTAAAACTTTCATACAAACGTAGTTATGAAAAGTAGGGTTTAAAATATGCAAACTTTCAGTTCTTTCTCCAGGCCAATAGTCACCTTTAGTTTTCCTTTTATATTTTAACGTTGAAGCATAATTTTTAACTTCATCAGGTCTATCAAAAAAATTATCTATACACAAAGATGGAAAATTCATTTACAAAGCTCCTTTTTTAAAAGCCGTAATAATAGATTCTTCCAATACTTTAGATGCATATTTTTTAACAGGTTTTATTTTTTTATCTATTTTATATAGATTCTTGCCTAATAAAAAATTATTGTAAGAAATATTATTTGGTTTGAAGTCTTTTAAATTATTAAAATCGTGTTTAAAACTTTTTATATTTAAAAAATGATATATTTTATTTATTTCTTTATCTGGATTTTTAGTTAAATCATAAAAATTTATAAATAAAGAATTTTTGTTTTCTTTTTCTTTTAGATAACTTATCACATTCCATTCAGTTTTTATAAAACCTTCATCACTCATCATAAATTTACATTTATAAAAATCGTTAGTTAATTGTTCAATTTGATTTAAATATGCAGTAGGTTCTTTTTTAGACCATTTAATTAAAGAAGCTAATACTTCTAAAATATCTCTTTCTAATACGATAAATTTTATTTTTCTATCTGGATAATACTCTCTTAATCTTAAAATAATATCAGGACTTAAGGTCGTTCTTTGAATAATATATTTAGCTTTCCAATCTTTATAATAAAGATCAATACAATTTTTTATAATATTATTAATAGAATTATGATCAGGATAACTTACAAATATTTCTGATAATTTATAATCTACTAATTGATTAAATAAAGGACTTATAAAATTATGAGAGGTTACCTCTACTTCTTTATTTTGTTGAAATATAGATCCAAGTAATGAATGACCTGATCTTGGTAATCCGACTAAAAATATTAAATCTCTTTTCATATATTTTTTGAACTTTTAAAATTTCTACTAAGAATGTCCCAATTCCAAACCATAGAAATTCTTTCTTTTTCTTTGATTGGATTAACCCAGTGAGTTAAATAACCTGGAAAAGTTAAAATTAAACCTTCCTCAATTTCAAATACACCTGCTTCTGTTCTAAAAGGTTCGCCTTTAGAGAAGTATAATGTAGAAGAAAATTCAGCGCTACCATGTACATGTTCTTGTACATAATGACCTTTATTTAAAATATTACCCCATGCAGCCATGATTCTCATTTCATATAATGAAGAATTTTCATGACTTATATTATTTGCTGAAAACATTCCGGGTAAAAATTTTTTATTAATAAAATCTAAAAACTTTTCATCTTTTAAAAAAGAATCAAATAAACTCATTTGACCTTTTACATTGGTTACAAAATTATTTGCACCTACGTCTTTTTTTATTTTGTTTTTAAAATAATTTAAAAGTTTTTTATCATCAATAAATGATTTATAAATTTCTATTTTTTTATTAATTACAAAACCGTGCTTTTCTACTTTCATTTGGTGAGTTATATATCATAACTCAAATAAAATGTCTAGGTTTAGACGGTATTTCCACCTGTATTAGTACAGGCCATATTACCACCACCATCTTGTCCTGTAGTTCCAAAAGTCGTGAAACTTCCTGTAGATGCAATTGTACATTTTTGCATTGCCGAGTTACCATCTCTAAAAATACCTACAGTTACAGAACCCCCTTGTTGAGCTCCTTCAAAACCCCTTATAGTATCAAAAGTTGTTGCGTTACCTGTAGATGCAATAGTAACATATCCCGCTACAGTTTGTTGAGCTCCGATGGCTCTTGTCGTACTTGAACAAGCTCCTCCACCTCTAGAGTTTTGAGAGTCTCCAAATGCAGTAGAGTTTCCAGTTGAAGCAATTGTAATGTAATCAATATCGTTTCTTGCAGGGCCATGTACGTTTCCAAATCTACCCCAATAAATTCCTCTAGTTGGACTGCCTGCTCCACCTACAATTCTTCCGTAAGGAGTTAAGTCTCCAAACTTAACAGCATTACCTAATGAAGCATAATCAACATAATCAATATTAGAATTCCAAGTTCCAGGAGGAAAAGTTGAAGAGTTAGTTTGTCCCGCCCAGCAAGATCGTGTTGTGCTTGTGGCTGTTCCTACTGAACTGTTTCCACCAGTGTTAGCTCCGCCACCACCAGTTCTAGCTACAACATAACCAAAAAAATTAGCATTCCCTGTAGATCTCATAGTGATATATCCACCACCATTGTTTTGAGCAAAGCTGCCCGCTGAAAAAAATACTCCTCTAGTTGAGCTTGAACTACCAGAATTATCACAATTACCAATTGAAGGAGCAATGTCGCCAAAATAAGCAAAATCAGAAAGGTCTTCTACAATCATGTATTGCATGGTTCTTGTACCACCAACATCATGACCAGAACTAACAAGTACACTTCCTTTTAAAAGTGCTAATCCTGCAAAACCAAAACCTCTGTTTGATCCGCCTCCTCTAGAACCTAAAATTGGCATCTTTCTATAATCCTCCTATTATGCAAACTGTGTTTGCGATGCTAATACTGTAAAAGTAGAAGATGCTGTTTTAATAGCAGTATATGTATAAACATCATTTGATGACACGTTTCCACCTGTAGGCGCAGATCCACCTTGCCATACTGGAGTTACAGTTGAACCATCTACTTGTACTGTAGTATTGTAATAAGCTGTTGCGTTTTGTTTTGTAATAACTGCTAAAGTTACAGATTCACCTGTATCCATAGACGCATCTAAAGAGTTTGAACCATCACCTCTTAAATTAACTGTAAAGTTTGCAGAAGCTGCTGCAGTATATAAAACTACACCTTGTGTATTTGTATCAACGTTAATATCTGAATCAAAAGAACCAGTTACAGTTACTTTTTCTGCAAGACCATTAATCTTACCATTACCATTTAATGTAACTCTTCCAATACCTTTTGGTGTTAAATTTAAATCAATATTTGTATCTGTTCCAACCGCTGCAACATCTGGAGGTGATCCAGTTGCTTGGTTAGTTACATCCAAAAAGTTTACAGCTGAAGCTGTTTTTTGAAATCTAATGTATGGATTGTTTGCATCATCTTCAATTGCACCCGCATCATCAATAACAATATCGTTTCCATTTGTATCTAGTATTCCAGATAGTGATGGAGAAATATCGTTTGAAACTTTTCCAATATTTGAATCTGCAACATCAGTTCCATTTACGTATACAAGTTTTGCACCTTTATCAGTAGCTGAGAAAGTTACACCTGTTTGACCAGAAACTTTTACAGTTACAGTAAAAGCACCTGATGTGCTGTTTTTAACAATGTAAACTTTATTAGTTACACTCGTTGGAATAGTAACATCAACATTACCTGTGATTGTTCCAGTTAATTCGATAACTGCATTTTTACCATTTGAAGTTGCTGCGTTTGTAAATGCAAGAGTTGCACCTGTTGTTGCGTTTAATGCAACTTGTTCAAAACCAGCGATAGCTTGTTGTAAAATTACTAAATTTGTATTTGTGATGTCACCCCATAAACCAGCTTTTTCACCGGTAACCATCAACTCTAGTTTAAGATCTGTTGAATAACTTGATGCCATAATTTTTAATTCCTTATTTTATTAATTTACTAATTTTAAGCGGCCGTGTCAATAATATTCCAAGTGACATTTGAACCGGTATCGACAATCTGCCAAGCTTGAACATTAATGCTATTAATTTCTACTGTCAAGCCAATTCCTGTTAAAGGTACCTCGGCTGAAGCACCTGCTACTGCACTATTTAAACTAATATTTAACTGTTGTCCAGTAGGTTCTGCAATAGTTACAGCATCTAATACTGCTGTTCCTAAATTAACTGTTAATTCTATGCCTGTAACATCTATGTCAGCAGTCCCTGAAACACTACCTAATCCAACTCCTACAGTCATACCAATACCTGTAACTGTAGCATCTGGACTTGGATCTGCCGTTCCTTCTTCTGCTATTAAACCTATTCCTGTTGGTGATGCAATAGTAACGGGTTTCGCTTCAACTGTTCCAAGATTAGCTGTTAAACCTATTCCAGTTGTTTCACCAAAAGCCCAGAAACCAGAAGCTCCCCAAACTTCTTCTCCCCAATAAGTTCTTCCCCAACCTTCTTCGTTATATGCTTCTAAATTTCCTGTAGATAAATTTTGTTGTTGACCAGTAACTAAAGCATCTGGCGCAGGATCTACAATACCCTCTGAAATTGTTAAACCTTGTAATGGATTATTTTGTAAAAATACTTCTACTGCAATATCAATTCCAACATTATTTAAAGATATATTTAACTGTTGACCTGCTAATTCTGGTGCAACATCAATTGTAACTGAACCTGTTCCAATACCAACATTTAATCCAATACCAGTGACTGCAACATCACCAGCAATACCCCAGGCGTTTTCACCCCAGGTTAATCTTCCCCAACCTTCATTTATTTCTGCTGAAACTCCAACATTATTTTGAGCACAACTTAACTGTTGTCCAGTTAAGGAAACAGAAGCGTCATTCTGTAATCCCCATGAACCTGTACTCCAACTTAGTTCGCCCCAAGCATTGGCCATAATAGGAAGTCCCTCCTATTACGCGTTACCAATTCTAAGAATCGCTGCTGAAGTTGTAAAGTTAGGAAACTGAATTGTAAATGTTCCTGAAGTTGCTGTTTTGTCTGCACCAAAATTTAATACTGCAACTGCTGAATTTGAGTTTGAAGTATTGTAAATTAATGCACCTCTAGCTGTCAATGTTACCCCAGTAAAAGATAAATCAGCAAAGTCCACAATTGCAACACCTGATGCAACTGAAGTACTTGGATTTGGTTTTACTAGAGCTCCACCACCTGCAGTATATTGACCACTAGCTGAAACTTCACCAGTAGTTGTGTATGCTGTAGTAGTAGAGTTTAACGTTGCAGTAGAGACATACAAAGCAAGTTTAAATGCAGAACCACCAGAGAAAGCAAAATCATGCTTACCTTCTAATAATTCTTTTTTAAAACTATTTGCAACCGCTTGTGTTATTGCCATTTTATTTACTCCTTAATTATTTTTGTTGACGAATACGAGGACTACCATCTTGATATTCATCTCGTCTTCTTCTACCCATTTGCTCAATTGAAAACCCTTGTGCTGCTTCAGCATATTTTTTTTCATAAAACTGAATCATATCTGCAGGACCTTTTAAAAATCCATAAGCTTCAATTAAGCATGCATACAGCAAACCGTTTGAAAACTGTTTACTTAAGTATGTAGTTGTATTACTAGCCGATAATCCAGCAGGTTTCAAGATATAATTTATCTGCATGTTATAATTTTGATCAGGAGTTGGAGCCAGGACAATTGTGTTTTCATCCCAATATGAGTAGTATTTAGGTAATCCCTGGGTTCCTTCTCCATTATATTCAGATATAAAACTTGTGTCTCTGTATTCTAAAAAAGCTCTATTTGAATTGTCAGCACCACCTGTAGAATTAGTGATTTGAGCTGATCTAATGATTAAAGTTTCATCATTAATTAATGGAGTATTTACATATCTTTGACCTGCAATAATATCAGCTTGTGCATATTGTCGATTATTATCAGAATCTATTTCTCTTAAAATTTTAAGTTCTGCATCATTAATAAAACCATTTACAATAGTTGATGTAAATACATTTGCATCTACTTCACAATAATCTCTAATTTTTGTTACTAATTCCGCGTATGTCATTATGCTTGTAGGTTAACCGGACCCGCCGAACAACCATTTCCTCCCCCACTTACATTTCCATTTGTAGCTGTGCTAGCACTTTGAAAATAAAAATAATTTGTTGTATTAGATACATTACCACTTGAATCTATTTTGCCAACCGTAATTGTAAAACCTGACGCACTTGAAATATCCGAAACATTATCAAATGTTGGAACATTATTGAATCCTGTTGGATTTGTTGCCCCTCTAAATCTGACTACAGCACCAGTAGTTCGGTTATGATTTGGTGAATAAACATTAATGTAGGTATTGCCTGAATATTTAATTGTTTCAAAAGGATTTGTTTGTAATAAAATTAATACAGGTGGTTCAGTTCTATCTGGTCTTGCTTTTGGCAATCCTTGTCCATCAGCCGTGAACCTTCTAGGTTGTAGTTGTGGATGTTTAGACTCGAACTCTGAATAATGGACAAAGGCCCCATTCCATTCAGTCACCATTTCAGAATAAGGAAATTCCATTCCTGATCTATCTGATATCGCTCTTGCAAATTTTCCTTTAGATAAATTTGTCATTACATATCTCTTGTTTCTGAAGGTAATGATTTATCCATTAACCCTTCTGTTTGTTTTAATTTTGCAAAATCTTCTAGTTTCATATTCATCTCATCAGAATTAGCTGGAGTAGATTGTAAAAACATAGTTACTGTTGCAGCAGGTAAACTAGTTAAAATATTTAAACCTTTCATCGCTAAAGGTGTTAAAGATCCAGCTCTTGCTAAGATAGTTTGTAGTACATCTGTTTTTGCTTTACCAAGTAATTTTGGGTCTTTTATATTAACTTGAAAATCTGAACCACCTAGTTTTTCAAATAAATCTTTTGGTATTTCTAATTTTTTTACTGTACCTTTTAAATCTCCAATAAGTTTATTTGCTGATTGTGAACCACCTTGGGCCATGTATTTAGCAAGATCTTTATCTTTTGTATAATAAGTTCCTCTTAAATCCCCAAAATCCATATTAAATCTTGAAGGAGCTTCTCCTCTATATAATGTAACTAAGTCTTCAATTCCTGCCATATTTATACATTCGGATAATAAGTTTTTGGAGTTATAAAAGAACTAGATGAAGAACCATCTTCTTCAAGAGCTCTTTGTAATTCATCTTCATATAATAATTTTAATTCTTGTGTTCTTTGAGGCGCTTTTTTAATTGCCAAATAATAAGCAAGGCCCGCGCACATACAAGGAACGAACCTATAAGGTACATCGGTTGCGTTTGTATAAGCTCCAACATCTTGAATCCTTTTCACATAATAATAGTTAATAAAGTTTCCGGCTTCAGAAGATCCTGGAGTAAGGTATAAAGTTATTGTAACTTTGTCTATAAATCTTTGTACAAAATATTGTACAGGTTGTCCTTCAGATGATTTGTTTGATAAAGCTTGATAAGCTGATCTATTAATTTTTGTTAAAGGTGTATCTATAGAAGATGCATTCCTATAAGAGCACTCCAATATATCGTCAACACCGTATACAGCAGTCGCGTCGGATGTGCCATCACCAGTTGAACGATACATCGTATAAGTTGCTTGACCATCTACTAAAGTTATTGAATTGTTTGCAACTTCCCAATAATGCAAACCTCGGTTTGCCCATTCTTGAAATAGAATATTTAAAGATCGTCGCGCGGTTTTAATATCATAACCGGCATTAGGTTGCAATCCAATTCTTTCATAAGCCTCTTCTATGATCTCATCGATCTGAAAATTCTTATCAAAGATATACGTACCTGAAGTAGTGTTAGCCATTTAGCCTCCTACTTATCTAACAATACAGTTACTGTTCCTGTTAGTGAAGAAATACTAATTCCACTTTCAAATAATACTCCATCTTCTGGAATATTAAATGCAAAGACATCACCTACTGGAGCATCTGCTTGGAAGTATATATTTGTAGTTCCACCATTAACTAATGTAACAGCTCCTACAGTTGTAGCATTTTCTGCACCAAGAATAATTCCTCTTAGTCTAGTTCTTCCAGCAAATACAACACCAGTTGTATTTCTTCTTATTG